TTTAGATGAATTTGTTATAAATAAAATTAAAACTATTCAATAATTTTTTCTTTTATAAAATAGCGGTATCTTTGTATTGTCAAATTGAAATAAAATGAAAAAGACAAAATCAGAATTGTGGGTATCTTATCAGTATGGTCGTGATATATATGATGTTTTCACTACCAAAAAGGAAGCTGAAAAGGCAAATATTGAAAATAATAGGATGAACGAAGAGTCAGCTTTACGTTTTCCAAATTTGAATCTTTTGAAGAATCCATACAAAGTTGTAACATTATCTGAAGCAATTGAAGATGTCATAGACTATGTACAACAAAAAACCGAATATGATGTTCGTTACGGGAATGAAGATTATTAATTGAAATTTTTAATATATAGAGGAAAATAAAATCCTCAGTTATGTTGTTTTTAAAGAATTTCACACAGTATATAAAAGAAAGTATGACAGATTATTCAGGAAAAAGACACAAAGTAACAAACACGGAAGATATTAAGAATTTCATCTTCGCTGGCAAAGCAATTTTCACTATCGAATCACAAGTAACTGGTGTGTGGTACACTTATAAATTGGTTAAGGCAAAAAAGAATGAAAATCTTTTCTTTGTTAATGTTTTAAGAGGTCCGGACAATGAATCTTCATATACTTATGTTGGTTTGGTTATTAAAGAAGGCACCGATTTAAAATTTACCTTGACAAAAAATTCCAAATATAAATTTGATGCTCCTTGCGTTGTTGCTTTCAGTTTCTTTTTCAAAAATATTGTAAAGAATTATATTCATCCACAAATGAATTTTTATCACATGGGTATTTGTGGTCGTTGTGGAAAAATATTAACAGTTCCAAGTTCAATTGAATTGGGGTTGGGACCTTATTGTGCCAAACGTTCGGAAGAGGAAGAAATCAATTTGGATCGTAAAACAAAATTGGTTAGAATGAGAAAAGAGTGGAATCAGGAAGATGTTGTTAAAAATAGAAAAATAGAAAATTATAAAAATTAGGATAATTTATAAATCCCTTTTCCAATAATATCCTTTATATTTTATATTTTTATTTAAATAATATCTTAAAACATTATTATAATATTTAACATTAAGATAAATTGTTAATTCGGTTGGTTTTGTAAATTCTTTTATAATACTTCCATTATCATCTATCATATAAATTTTCTTTTTTAATTTATCGTTTACATAAATTGATAAAATTTTTTTAGTTTCATCATTATGTTTTTTACCATAAAAAGGATTTTTTTCACCCATCATATGTTCTTTATTTTTTTCACCTATTTTCTTTTTTGTTTCTTCTGTATGTTTTTTGCCATAAAAAGGGTTATTTTCACCAGATAATTTATCTTTTAATAATTCTATTGTTTTTTCAGAATGATGAAATGGTATTTTTTCTTTAATTATTTTTTCTTTCTTTTTTTGTGGATGATCTTTAAAATATAATTTTAAACTATCACTTATTTTATTTTTTTGTTCATCTGTTATTTTTACAATTTTTTTATTTTCATCATAAGCTTTTTTTAATCCACATCCTATTGATATTTTGTGTTCTTCTGTTAATTTTCTCCCTTTTTTACTTTCGGATATTTTCTTTTTTGTTTCATCGGTTAATTTTCTACCAAGAAACATCCCCTTTAATTTTTCTGACATTCTTTTTATAGAATCTGGATTCATTATATAATTTGTATCTCCACCATCTGTCAAATTAACTAATTTATTTCCTTTGTTTTTAAAAAATTCAATCCAATATTTTTCTTTTTCATTAAGATGTTCAATCGAACATTTTTCTAATAATTCTATTGTTATATTATTTTTTAAATTCATTTTTTCTAATTTTTTAATCCAATTTATTTTATGTGGATTATGTCTTTTTTCATATAAATGATTTTTTAATCTAACATTTAATTCTCTTCTAGTTTGGCCAATATATCTTATTTCATTAGATAATGGGCATCTTAATCCATAAATATATCCATTTATAATTTTATTATCATCCATAATTTCTTTTTATTTCTATATATAAAAGTGATATTGGTCTAAATTGTCAAAATGTTAATTTTTTCAATTTCAATTTTTTAAACTTTTAGAAATATTTCTTATACAAAAAGAAAAATATTTTCTAAATGATAAGAATTTTAGTTTTATCTACTGATACCGATGGAGTTGGGTATTATCGTTGTTTAAATCCACATCTTTGTATAAATGAACCAGATATCGTAATTGATATTCGTTTGTTCATGGATGGAACTCTTAATTTATTGGATGAAAATTTTCTTCGTTCGTATAATATAATTTTCCTAAATAAAGTTATACCGTTTAACAAACCGGAATTAACACCGATGTTTTTTCAATTGTGTAAGAAAAATGGTGTTAAAGTTGTTTATGATATTGATGATTATTGGGTTCTCCATAGTTCACATCTTAATTATGATTCTTGGAAAAAATCAGGTGGTGATAAAAACATTGTGGAAATGCTTAGAAATTCTGATGTTGTTACAACTACAACTCAATTATTTGCTGATAGAATAAAACAAGAAAATCCAAATGTTGTTGTATTGGAAAATGCTGTTAATTTGGATGAACAACAATGGTCATTTAATAGAAAACCATCATCAAAAATTAGATTTTTATGGGGGGGTGGCATATCACATATAGCTGATCTCAGATTATTGAAACGTTCTTGTGAAATGTTTAGTAAAGATAAAGAATTCTTAAAAGGTGCACAATTATATATGTGTGGATTCGATTTGAGAATGAGAACCCCAATGGGAACTGTTCCTATAAGTGATCCTAGAAGTAATCAATGGACTTTCTTTGAAGATATGTTTACTTACAATGGTAGATATTTAACGAATAATGAACAAAGAAAATTCATGATGTCATATGATGATAAAAATTATGGATATAGAGAAGAATTTAAGGATGATTTTTATCAGAGAAGATGGACAAGACCCATTTTAAATTATGGTCATATGTATAATGAAGCTGATGTTTGTTTATCACCATTGAGGGATAATAATATGTTTAATATCTATAAAAGTAATTTAAAAGTTATTGAAGCGGGTGCACATAAATGTCCTATTATTGCATCAAATTACGGTCCTTATACTTTGGATGATATTGAAGGCAAGAAAGATGGAAAACAAAAAGGTTTCTTAATTGATGAAGATGATTCAACTGAATGGCACGATAAAATGTTATTTTATTTTGAAAATCCATCTATAATGTTAGAGCATGGTGAAAATTTATACGAATATGTTAAGAATAATTTAAGTATGGATATTGTTGGTAAGAAAAGATGTGATTTATATAGAAAAATCTGTTCTTAACATGGGTTAAAACCGGCTGGTGATGTCCATGCTTTTGCCATTGTAGCTCCACAGGCACTTTCTCTACGTACCCAATAATTCGTTGAAGTTGACCAACCAGACCAAGCGTTTCCGGAATGAACCAAAGTTGTACAAGCGGAATTAGAATACCAAAAACAAATATTTCCAGAACCAGAACCATCCGATCCACCAGAAGCGGTTGCTATCCAAAGTGATGGTCTTCCACCAGAACATGATGTTGTTACTGTTGTATAAGCTGATGAATTTGTATATGCAACAACATTTATCAGTGCACAACCAGATGTTCCACAACTACCAATAGCATTAACATAATAATCACCAGCTACATCAACATCAACAAAAGTTGTTGTTGATCCAGATGTACCAAATTTCCCACCACCAGAACTCATACAACCACCATACCACCAATACCATCTACCATTGGTTCCTAAAGAACCCCCTTGAACGATTAATCTACAAGATCCGCCCGGACAAAAATATCCGGCGAATGAATCTGTTGGATAGGGTGTTATAGATGTTGGATCGGTTGGAGCGGTACAAATACACCAATTACGAAAATTGGATAATCTATCTCTTGATCCTACATATGTTGGATCAAAAACACCATAAGTATCAGCATCTGTAAATAATTGTACAAGATTTTCACCACCGACAACAGATCCTTGATATACAACTGTTGCAACTTCCACTAATGTAAATGTATTTGTGTCAGATACACATGTTTGTTCCATAATAATTATTTAATTTTAAATTGTTCAAATGTCATCAAATGTTTTTCATCTAATGGCATATAACTACTTCTTTTTAAATGATATTTTTTATATAATTTATCTTCAGTTAAATCACCTTCATTGAAATACTCTAAATCGGATGGTTCTTCGATGAATTCATGTGTTTCTGTATTATAAATACATAAACCTAACCCATCTTTGTTTTCATATTTTCCGGGTTTTCTATGAAATTTCAATAATAACATTTTTACATCCTGATAACCATAACCCGGATCTGTTACATAACCTACAACATCAAATGAATCGAAATCTTTTGAAGCTTCTTCCAATCCATCAAATTCACTTTTTGGTATTATTTCATCTTTAGTATTTTTCATATTCATAATTTATTTTTAGTACTAAGAATCATCTTCAACATCGTCATAACCTTTTAATTCATCAATAATATCTTGAAGACTAGTATTTCTACCTATCCATGAATGTTCACCATCAATAAGTGGTTCCAAATATCCCAAAATATAACGATAAATTCTTTCACTTGTTACTTGATCTGTTCTTCTTTGAATACTTCTTAGACTATGTGCCGCTTCTCTTAATTTTTCTTGAACTTCTTGAATTTCATCAATTAATTCCTGATTATTGGAATTAGATTCATTTATTTTTAATGGTTTTAAATGTTTCATAAAAATACATTATTTTTTAGTATATATTATTTTCAAAATCTTTAAATTTTGTAATTAGTTTTTCTACTTTATGATATTCTTCCCATTCAAATGGTAAAGCTTGTCCTTCAGTCCAATGTCGATTAATATTAAATTCCTTATAATTTATATTGTCTGGTGATTCATTCATTGGTTTTACTTTCATATAATCAAAAAGTTTCTCTTGACTTGGTTTGATTTCTATTGCAACTTCTGGTATCCCCAATTCTTCTGCTGCTAATACTCTATGTCTGCCATCACTAAAACTCAATTTAAGATTTCCAGTTGAATTGAAATGATTAATAGCAACAATACTTGGTTCAAATACAGATTTCGGATTGTTCCAATTTCTCAAAATAAATTCTTTCGCTCTTTCTACACGATTACCTATTTGATGTTTTGGATTTCTGACATTAAATTCAGGATCATCTTTTTCCAATCTATCTAAAAGTTTTGTCGGTGAAACGAAAATAATCTTTTCACTGGGATATCTTTTTTTATATTTTACTTTTCTTAAATCCATAATTAAAACTTTATTGTTAATTCTATATATAAAAAAAAAATCATGGAGGGTTATATATGTTAATAGTAAAAGTGAAAGATCAAAGTAGTATTGACAGAGCGTTGAAAATACTTAAAAATAAGGTTGTTAAAACTGGTCAGTTGAAACAACTCAGGGCAAGACAAGAATATGTTAAACCATCAATAAAACGTAGAGATCAATTAAAAAAGGCAATTTATATTCAACAATTAAGAGATGAAGAATCAAAAAATGAATAAAGTTTATGAAAAATATAAGATTTTCATAAACCAAATTGAAGAAACTGAAAAATTACTTTCATCATATGATAGATATGAATATGCTTTAATTATGGATGAATCATATGATTTGTCGAAATCTAATAATCAATCAGATATAAATCTATTTCCTATGATGATGTCTGTTATTTATATTAGACTTGGTAGAAAAGACTATAATAAAATATTTGAATCTTATATTAAATGGTATGAAAAAATCGGAAAAAACAGATTTTATCTATACGATCACGATATTAAATATATGCAAAATGAATTTATAGAATATTTAAATGGAATTTAATGAAATTTGTAGGAATTAATAAGGCTTTGACCAATTTGCTTCTTTCGAAGCTAAAATTTTTGGTTAAACTATTGGATAAATACAAAAAGTTTGAAAGTATTGTTTTTAATTTTATTAATAACGAAGGATACGAAGAAAAACATATAGAAGAAAATCTAACAAATAAAATAAAAAGTGAAGTAAAAAACATTTCATCTTTGAGTGTTTTCTATGTTCCAAATGATGATAAAATTAAAATAAGATTGTTCGGAAAATTCAAAAATATAATAGATCCTTTTAAATATTCTTACGAATTCGATACAGAATCAATAATAAATGGTGTGAGAAGATATAGATTAAATAAAATATTTAATGAATAAAAATTAATGAAATAAATATGACAAAAGAAGAATCAATTAGAAGAGCTGATGATGCAATTCGTGGAATGGAACAAGCTATAATGGATATAAAAGAAATAAAACAACATTTCATAGATTTCGATGATAATATGGAAGGTGTTGGTCCAATTGATCACATTGGAGATAGAGATGGTATGGCAATTGGTATGATAAAACCCTTTGATAGTGATAAAATGTTTAACATTTTATTTTACTCTAAATATGATTTATATACAAAAACAATTTATAAGAATGATTAAATATGTAGTTGGGTTTTTGTTTAGTCCAGAAATGGATAAAGTGGTTCTCATAGAGAAAACTCACCCTGATTGGCAAAAAGGGTTTTTTAACGGTTGGTGGTAAAATTGAAATAGGGGAAGAACCAAATTCAACTATGATTAGAGAATTTGAAGAAGAAGCTGGATTAAAAATAGATGATTGGGTTGAATTTGCTGATATAATCGGAAAAGATTATATTTGTCACTTTTTTTATTCTATGTCTAAAGAAATATTTTTGACAACTACAAAAACCGACGAACAAATAGTTATCGTTGATACTCTTAGAATTCAACACTTAAATGTAATTGAAAATTTAAAATGGTTAATTCCAATGTGTAAGGATAAAGCTTTTGGATTAAGTGGTAAAATTATAAAAACAACAACAATATATGAATAATTAACAAATGAATAATAATTTCTCTTGAATACTTTCATCATATTTTATTCTTATTAATTCAATATTGTTTTCTTTACAATAATTATTTTTTATCAAATCATTTTGTTTTGTTTTTTCTAATTTCATCTTGTTATTTTTCCAATAATTTGTTTCTTGAAAATGTTGTTTTCCATCGTATTCAATACATGTATTATAATCTGGTAAATAGAAATCGAAAGATAATTTCTTTTGATTTTTACAATTTGAAAATTTTTTTTGATAAACAAAATTTATATTTAACGATTTTAATATTTTAGAAATTTCTTTTTCACCTTTACTTTCATTACATTTCGGACAACCTTCACCTCTTTTATGGGAATTTGGTGTCTGTTCAAATATTCCATGTTTATGACAAATAATTTTCACTTTTGTTTTATTATTTATATAATCAACCAAAGAATAATCATAATTATCACCATGAATATCTTTAAAGATAAATATAATTTGTTCGGTATTTAATTTCATATTTCCTTCACATATTGGACATCCTCTTTTAAGATGTAATGTGGGTTTTTGTTCAAATACACCATGTATGGGACAAATGATTTTTACATTTTGATCATTTCTTTTATAATTTACTAAAGAATAATCATATTTATTATCATATTTCAATTTTGATTGATTTATGAATTTTTCAATTTTTCTTGATTTATCTATTGAACATAGTGGACAAATGGAACCTTTTATATGAATTTCTGGTTTTTGATAAAATTCACCATGTATAGGACAAATAATTTTTATTTTTGTTTTTTCATTTATATAATTTATCAATGAATAATCATATTTATTATTATGTATTTTATTTGATTTATTTATAAATTCTTCTGTTGTTAATTTTTTTGTTCCACCACAAATAGGACATCCTTGTTTTTGACAATGATTTGATGGCCTTTGTTCAAAAATACCATGTTTAGGACAAATTATTTTCACTTTTGAATGTCCATTTATATAATTTATCAATGAATAATCATATTTATTATTATGTATTTCATTTGACTTTTTTATAAATTCAAATATATCATTTTTTCCATATTTTGAACATTTTGGACATCCCTGACCATTTAAATGTGCATTTGGTTCTTGTTCAAAAATACCATGTTCTTTACAAATTATTTTTATTTTTATTTGACTCTTAATATAAGTTGTCAATGAATAATCATATTTATTATTGTGTATAATATTTGCCTTTTTTATAAAAATTTCAGTTGATTTCATAAATCTTTTTATTTTTATATATTAAATATTTATTATCCTATTTTGTATTATTTTGGATAAAATAAACTTTTTAACAATTAATATATAGAAATAAACAAAAAGAATTTAATGAATAATACAGATAAACAATTTAAAGAATTGGTTGAAAAAATTTTAAAATTTGGAAAAAAAAGGAATGATCGTACTGGGATAGGTAGTATTTCTATTTTTGGTCATCAGATGAGATTTAAGATGGATGAAGGTTTTCCATTACTTACATTGAGAAAAATACATACTAAATCTATTATTCATGAAATGCTTTGGTTTTTAGGTGCTTTTGATAGCAAATGGGATAAATTTGGAAATTGTAACATACGAGTGATTATGGATCAAGGAGTTACGTTCTGGAACGAATGGCCTTATCAGAATTATCAAAAACAAAGAAAATATAGACCGGAACTTCCAGATTTTACAATTGAACAATTTGCTGAAAAAATAAAAATTGATGATGATTTTGCTATAAAATTTGGTTCCATTGGACCGGGATATGGCAAACAATGGGTTAATTTTGGTGGTGGTGTTGAAAAAATGACAGACGAAAAAGGAAACAATTTTTTGAAAGTTATTCAAGGTGTCAATCAAATTGATGATTGTATAGAACAATTGAGGAAAAACCCGGACAGTAGAAGAATTCTTGTTACCGCTTGGAATCCAACAGATTTACCGGAAATGTTGCTTCCACCTTGCCATATGATGTTCCAATTCAGTACTTATAAAATGGATACAAAAGAAAGGATGGAAGAATTTAAAAGATTAAACGATGTTCCAACCAAAGAAAAAATGGATAAATTTCCAGAAAGGAAATTAAGTGTACAACTTTATCAAAGAAGTTGTGATGTCGGATTAGGTTTACCTTTTAATATAGCTGAATACTCTTTATTACTTCATATGGTTGCTCATGTTGTCAATATGATACCAGATGAATTTATATGGGTTGGTGGAGATACTCATATTTATAATAATCATTTTGATCAATTAAAAGAAATTATTCAAAGAGATTCTTATTCATTACCGACTATTAAATTAAATCAGAATATTGAAAATATTTATGATTTCAGATACGAAGATATAGTGATTGAAAATTATAAATCACACCCAAATTTAAAAATGGATGTAGCGGTTTAAAACTATCAATATAAAAAATGATATAATAAAATGTTAATAGAAGGATCGTGTTATAGTTATCATCATATGGATGATAACTATGAAATTTATTTTAATAATCAATTAATTAAAAGTAATAAAGTTATGGAAGAAAAAAACGAATTTACAGCGGAAGAAGCAAGAAAATTATCAGGTAGTATTAATAATGATAATGCTTCAAAACAGTTAAATATAATATTTGGACTTATTAAACAAGAATGTAATAAAGGGGAAAATTGTGTAATTTATACGGGTGATATGTTGACGAGTGTTAAAAAACATTTGGAAAAATTGGGATATTCTTTGAAACATTTTGGTGGTTATCAAAGGAATGATAGTTATTCTAATATAAGTTGGTTTGGTAAATAAAAAAATAAAATATGGATACAATAGAAATACCGAAAAAATTAAGTTATCATGAAAAAATTCAATTTTTTCAAGATGAAATAGTTAAAAAACAACTTTCGAAGTTTAATTTAACTTGGGATGAATTTAAAGAAATTCAGAAAACAAATCCTAATTGGGAAAAAGAATACATGTTGACAGAAAAAGAATATCAAGACTTGGAAGATTTAGCTTATTCTTTACTAAAAAGACTTTTCAAATGGAATAAATCGAATTGTCAAAGGGAATGGTCTTGGTTTAGTTTAAATAATACTTTATCTGTTAAATATGATAACGATATTTAATAACTTTGATTTAAATAGGAATTCACAGAAAAAAGACATTGAAGATATAACATTAAAAGATATTAAAGGTTCTATGGAAATATCTAGAAAATCCGATGTTGTTGTCGTTTTTTACGACAGATACAATTATAAAGTTATTAAAAACAGATTCGGAAACAATGATGATTTACCAGAAGAAGTTATGAATGAAATTAGATACAGAAGATTAGATTGAGTGTTAAATTCTTGATTTCTTTATTTGATTTACTAATTCTTTATTTTTTTTAATATCGGCAAAATATGGACTACCCGCTTTTTGTCCACCGTGTAATAAAATAGCAAATGGATTGTTACTATCAGATGATGCTAAACTATCATCAATATCGATTAATAATTTTTTTTCAATAGCTTCTTCAACATTTTTTACAACTTCACAATATCTTAAATTATATTCGGAAATCATTTTATCTGATTTACCACCGAAAGATGCTGTTAATCTGAAATTATTTGGAATTTCATCTAATCTTTTCACCCAATAATCTAACGATTTGGTGAAACCGTAAAAAACTGTTTGTGGGTTTTGTTTTGATATTTCTAACCAAGAATCGAAATATTTTTGATTATAGAAGTCACCAGATTCGTGAATTCTGAAGAATTTTGGTGGATAAGGGAAATGATACTTTAAAGATCTATCTATTAGTTTTACAATATCTTCTTTTGTTTCTTGAGCTT